AGAGATGGACGTACATAAAATCATAGCTGAACAGACCCGTAGTGGTTGGTTACTGGACGAAAAGAAAGCCTTTATATTGTTAGCTGAACTCAAAGAGAGCATGATGAATGCAGAAGCTACAGTGCGTAAACGCTTTACACCTCTGCCAGTATGGGTAGAAAAGAACTACCCTAAGAACCCACTAAAGAAAGACGGTACTGAAGCAGCGATCATGGGTAAGCATAGAGATCAAGGCTTTCATCATAACTCACAAGGCAGTTATGGTGTCTTTGAATACCCTATCTTTAACTTAGGTAGTCGCCAACAGATAGGACGTTACTTGATCCACTTTGGTTGGAAGCCTACTGAGTTTACTGAGACAGGCTTACCCAAGATAGACGAGAAAGTATTAGAAGATGTAAACATACCTGAAGCAGTGATGATCAAAGAGTTTCTATTACTCCAGAAGCGCGTAGGAATGGTTCTGAGTTGGGTAGAGTCTGTAGCAGACGATGGCAGAGTACACGGCTACGTTAATGCTATAGGCGCTCAAACAAACCGTATGACCCATAGCAGCCCTAATGTTGCCCAAGTCCCTGCATCATACAGCCCGTATGGTAAAGAGTGCCGTGAGTGCTGGATAGTGCCCAAAGGGTATAAGCTAGTTGGTTGTGACGCTTCTGGCCTAGAATTGAGAATGCTCGCCCACTACATGAATGATGAAGAGTACATCAATCAGATTATAGACGGTGATATACATTCCTACAATCAGGAGATGGCTGGACTACCTTCTAGAGATCAGGCCAAAACGATGATTTATGCTCTTTGCTACGGGGCTGGTGACGTTAAGATGGGCACTATAATCAATGGATCTGCCGCAGAAGGTAAGCAGCTAAAGGCCACTCTATTCAATAACATTCCTTCACTAGCTGACTTAATTACTAAGATTAAGAAAGCTTCTAACAGGGGATATTTAAAGGGCTTGGACGGTCGTAAAATCTGGGTTAGGTCTGAACACTCAGCCCCTAATTTTCTCTTACAGTCAGCAGGGGCGATTGTTATGAAAAAGGCACTTGTGTTATTATACAACAGCGCAAATGAAGAAAAACTAGACTTTACTTTTGTAGGTAACATTCACGATGAGTATCAGACTCAAGTGCTGGAGGCACACTCAGAACGCTTTGGAGTATTGGCTGTAGAAGCTATCATTAATGCTGGTGTAGCTTTAAATATGAACTGCCCGTTGGACGGTGAATCTAAGATAGGGAATAATTGGTATGAGTGCCACTAAACTATGTACTAGCTGTGACATAACGAAGCCTATAAGAGGTTTCGATAAAGACGGTACAAAAAAAGACAAGCTGCAAGGAACCTGTAAGTCCTGTAGAAAAGATTACAGACTAAAACTTAGCTTAGATAAATTTAATATAACTATGGGGAAATATAAAGAGATGCTTAAAGACCAGAACCATCTATGCGGTATCTGTTTTGTAGATGAGGGTAAATCTTTATGTATAGACCATGATCATCTAACTAACAAGGTTAGAGGATTACTTTGTAGTAGATGTAATAAAGGACTAGGTTTACTTGGCGATAGTGTAGCCGCAGTTAAGTCAGCATTAAATTATTTTGAGAGGTGCAAATGAAAACATTAGACACATTAATAGAAGACGTTTATTCGGTAGTCAAAAATAGTAAAGCAGATCCAGACGTAGATGTTGATGCGATATTTGATCTGTTCGGGACTAACGTAAAGGAGGCTGTATTTAAGTCATTGTTTGATGAGAGGGGAGACTCCACACGCTTGCGTATGTCGTCCGTAGGCAAACCTGATAGACAGGTATGGCTTAACTCCAAAGACTACCCTAAAGAGGAATTAGAGCCCTCTACGTTGATTAAGTTCCTATATGGTCATGTAATAGAAGAGTTAGTCTTATTGTTAGTACGTCTAGGGGGTCATACAGTCGCTAATGAACAAGATAAGGTAGAAGTTAACGGGGTCAAGGGCTCTATGGACTGTACTATTGATGGTAAACTTATAGACGTTAAATCTGCCTCCAGTTACGCCTTTAAAAAGTTCAAGGATAACACTGTAGAATTTGATGATCCATTCGGTTATGTAGATCAGTTAAAAGGCTATGGTGCAGGGCTTGGCGTTAAAGAAGGTGGTTGGCTTGCTATGGACAAAGGCAATGGACATTTAGCCTTAGCAATGATAGACTTGACTGAAGGTGAAAGCATTGAGGACAGGATCACTCACTTAAAAGATATTGTATCTAAAGATGAAATGCCTGAGCCATGTAGCTACCCAGTACCAGATGGTAAAAGTGGGAATATGAAGTTATCTACACAATGCTCTTACTGTCCTTATAAGCATACTTGCTACCCTGAATTAAGGACTTTCTTGTATAGTACAGGCCCTAAGTTTCTAACGGAAGTTTGGAGTTTACCTAGAGTAATTGAAATAACCGAGACTAAGTAACATGAGTGTAAAATTTAAAGTAGTACAGACTCCCCGATCTGAGCGTTTTGAAGAGCAGATTAATATACTATTGAATCTAGGATGGGCACTACATGGCAGCCCTTTTATTGACGGTACAGGTCAAATGGTACAGGCGTTATTAAAGGATACTCCAGATGTCAAAAAAGCAACTGCCAAAGTACCGAAGTAAACTAGAAGCTAGGGTAGCTTTAGGTTTATCTGAATGGGAGTACGAATCTGAAAAGATGGGGTACATAATCCATAAGACCTATAATCCAGACTTCATTAAGGGTAATATCTTTATTGAAGTCAAAGGATTTTTTAGGTCTGGAGACACCCAGAAGTATAAAGCTATTCACGACCAGATGTTAAAAGAAAATAAGATACTTGTCTTTGTCTGGTCTAAACCTCATCAGAAACTACGGAAAGGATCTAAACTAACTAACGCTGGCTGGTGCGATAAGCACGACATTAAATGGTTCTCACAAGACGACATGAAAGCCCTTAATAAATGGAGTAAGACAGCCAATGGCTAAGACAGTAGAGGAACTAATAGAAGACATAACCAGAGACTACGATATAGACCTGTTAGTTGAGATATTATGTATTTCTGCTGAAGAGTTGTTAGAGAGGTTTGACGATAAATTAATGATTGCTATAGAGCGAGGAGATTTTGACGATGGAACCTAATTCATCATTAGACATTCAAGTAGGAGGTAGCCACTATCAACTGGGGGGTATTCAGCCTATTGAGTACATTCACGCTAACAACCTGTCTTTTATCGAAGGTAGTATCATAAAGTATATATCTAGATGGCGTTATAAGAATGGTGTAGAGGATCTAGAGAAGATCAAACATTACATAGACCTTCTCATAGAGTTAGAAGATAATGTAGGTAATAGAAAAAAGTAAACAAAAAAGGCCCCAAAGAGAAATCTAAGGGGCCTTTTTATTTGCCTAAAATTTAGTTTAGAGATCCCTCATTAGTAACTGACTTACTATGTCTATTACTCTGCTTTCGGTGAGACATTATTTCATTACCTTCTGCGTCTAAGTAAGTGACCTTTTCCCTGTATGTTTTACCTCCCTCCTTAACTACGTCCTTTTCTAATTTCCAAGACGAAATAGGAGTAAACCCATAGGATTCCGCAGCCATATTGTAGTCTGCTGCCTTACGCGCTATAAGACCGCCTAACGGCCTCATTTTACCGTCTTTAGGGTCGTTAGTAGACACCCCATCTAATAACTGATTCTTTAAGCTAGACTGTACAGCCTCGACTTGATCCTCACCTGTAAGATCCATAGCAGCATTAAGACTTTTCTTTAGTTCGTCTGCGCCTGACATTCCTTGATTCCATACAGTGCTAACCAATGTTTCCTGTAAGCCACTACGCATATCATCAAACTCAGGGTAGGAGCTCTGAAGCTGTCCTATTCTTTGATTAATTAAGTTTGTTGCTGCCGATTTATAATCCACTACTCCATCAGAGCCAGTAAAGTCTGCCATGTTTAAATCTGCCATACCCTCCTTTAGTCCATAGGGCATAGTGTCTGCTCCACCTTCTACACTCTTATGTTTAAATATACCTTCTGATTTATCAAAATCTGATATAATTTTATCTACTAAGCTAAGACCAGAATCTACTTCTACTGCTTCTGCCTCTAGATCAGGCGCTACCGTGTCGGCTATAGTGTCGTCAAACAGACCAGCCTCTAACTGGACAGCCTCACCGCCAGCCCTAGACGTTTCTATAGCTTGTGTCATGTTAGCATTCTCTGGAGTACCTGCTGCCCTCTTGAGAGCGTCAGACGCTTTAGCAGCTATCATAGCACCATCTATAGAAGACCACATCCCAGATAACTCTTGCTTCCCTCGCTCGTACTGAGCCATCATCTCTTCTAACATTAGTTCATTCCTTTATCGTGCTGCTGTTCTTTGTTCTTCAGCTAACTTTCTATTTATCTGGGCCTCTTGCTTAGTGTCTTTTATAGAGTCCATGAAGTTCATATATCTAGACAAAACAACTTTAGTAGTCGTTGAGTTAGCAGCTAAATTAGCATTTGTTAGCATTTTAGTTAAAGCTTTCCATTCCCTTATCTTTGCTGGTCTAGAAGCTAATTTACCTAAAACAACAGGTGAAATAATTATAGCTGTCGCTACGGGTAACGTAACGAGACTCCCTGCCGTAGCTGCGCCAGCAACAAGGGTAGGTAAAAAACCACCAACTTGTGCATAAGCTTGTGATGTCTTTGATTGTGCCACTAAACTAAATCTAGCATTACTGTCACCCAACTGTTTTGCTACTACCTCAGCAGTATCTAAAATAGAAGTAAGCCGACCAAACATTTCAGGGCCTAATACCTTTTCAGTTAGTTCTCTTTGTTTCTTATATCTTAATGTTTTATTTAAAGTTTTTAACTCAGAA